CGCCTGTGACAGGATCTTTTTTCTTTTTAACTTGTTTGATTTTGCGAATCTTAGAAGCATCGATAGGACGAATTTCTTGTACGCCAGCTTTAAGATTAGATTCATTTACGACAAGGTGATGGTATAGACGTCCGTCAATATACCAGCGTTTAAATAGATCGTGCCCAACTTCATTGAAGTTTAACATCGATACAATATTTTCGAATTCTTCGGTAATGCCTTTTTTAATCTGGTCTGACACTTCGACCTTATCAAGGGTCAGCGTTAATGCTGATTCTCCCTCTGAAGCTGATATAGCTTCGTTGGTAATATCTTCGATAGCTGCATCAACTTCAGGATGACCAGATACGCCGCGGTACTTCATAATTAGTTGCGCGTTATCTTTTGACTCATCGCCATCCATATTGATGTATTGGCCATAGTGCATACCTGACGCAGTAACATAACCAGCGCCGTCGTCGTCTTGTGCAGGTACAATAGAAGGAAGTTTTTTATCTTCTTCTTTTTGTCTCTTGCGACGAATCTCAAATCCGAATATTTTTAAGCTATCATTTTCTGCCATGATTACGTCCTATTTAAAATAGGTCGGCGGAACAACCGCCGACCCACTATTTATGCCAATACTTAGGAAGTGGTATTAGATGTCCAGTATTGGTATGTAAACTCAGTAGTAAATTCTTCGAGCTGATCGTTAGCATCATATGCTAGCTCGATAGGAGACACTGCTGTTGGAAACGCAGCCACAAAGTTGTAGGTTTTTAAGACTGTTTCGTCTTTATCCAATTGGTCAACTTTTAGATCTGCTTGATAGTCTGTCGGGTTTACAAGACCGGTATTTGCAGCGTGCGCATTAATACCGTTCATCCAACGTTCCATTGAGTCACGAACCGTAAAGTTCGTGTCATTGATAATTGTTACAGCCCAGGGCTCAAATGTACGATCGCCTGCAATTTGCAATTGGCGTCCGCGGAAAGCAACTGGCACGGCCGGTACGGTCGATCCAGGTAACTGACCTGTTCTGCACATGAATGATGTTAATTCAACATCACCGCCAGCATATGCTGGAAAGTTTAGCGTTACTTTAAACAGATTTGGGCGCGCGCCGCCACCTGCTAGTTTTGCTTTAAAATCGTCTACGCCTAAAATAGCCATTTGTATCTCCTCCTTATACCGCGCCAGCGACTTCTGAGAAGTCTACGCCAGTACGTACAGCAACAAAGTTAAGGGTAACAAAGTTGATGGAACGAGCAGGTTTGACTAAGACAGTAGCGACGAATTCATTTCTATCTATCACAGCACCAGTGTTGTTTGTTTCGTCACAAATAACGCGGAAGTCTGTAATACCACGACGACCTTTAATATCACGCAAGAACGGTTCGACGACGCCTGTAAATTCTGCTCGAGTAAATTCATCATTGAATTCGAACATAACGTTACGGGCAGCCAAAGCAATCGCGCGCTCAATGACCAAGAACAAACGACGTACGTTAATACGATCAAATGCCGAAGGTCGGGCCAGTTTAGTTTTATCGCCAAAGAGCAATAGACCTTGACCAGGAATATTAGCAATTGGGTTAACACCGTTGCGATATAGTACGTCACGCTCTGCTTTGTTTGGAGAGTATGCAATACCTGTCACACCAAGATACTGACCACGACGTGGACCAGCAGGTGAGTACCAAGCAGCTGCACTTACGTCAGTTGCTGCCATAATACCAGCAGTCGAAGACGCAGCCGGAATATGAATAAACTCATCGTTGTATTTGTCATACACTTTAAGGTAGTTATTATCCATGACAAGGTATGAAGACGATGTGAAAGTCGCAGATGTGTCGGTTGTGTTAGTGACCGGCGTTGTTGCGCCAACAACGTCTGTACGCGCAGGCGAAGTAACTACGACGCAATCTTTACGAGTGCCTTGTGCAATACTCACTAGATCGTTAACAATTGTTGTTGTATCTGTACGTGAAGCCATTTGAGGAGCAATCAACAAATCTACTTGTATATTGTCTTTATCTTCAAACTTATCGTAACCATTGATGTAATCACCAACATCCATGTTTTCTGACTCGTCGCCTTGGGTCAAAGAATATTCTTTAACAACCTGAGCGCTTGAAGATTTTTGGAAGTCGCGAGATGATACAGCATCTTGACCAGCAAGAGCAACGCTATAATCAGAATCAAATCCGCCACACCAAATGTAGTTTGATGTCCGGTTGATTACGTCTTTAACGAAGTTTGTAGATCCGTCAGATGTTTTTGCGTTTTTAGCAACTGATACAAACGGGAAAGTTTCAAGAACAGTACCACGTGTGCCTGTGAAGGCTCCGTCTTCGTCGACAACTGCGACGTGCAATTCATCGTTAGTTGCGTTTAGGCCTTCAGCAAAGTTAGATGTGCCAGGGGCAGCATCAAAGTTATTTGCGTATGTCCATCCAGTAAAGACACTGGCACTTGATGCTTGTGGGCATACAGAAATTTTAAGGCTGTTGCCTAGTGTTCCTGGCCACTTAGCAATAAATGTATGCTTATCGCTGTCAAGTCCAGCTTTAGCAGCGTCAAACTGGTTCACATCTGTGATGCGTACATTTTTACCAGCTACTGCTTCGCCTGATTCGACGCTATAAGCATTAAAGCCGTCGGAGTCACCTAAGACACGGACAACTTGTAATGCGTTAGTGTACTTAAGAAAGTACGCTGCCGAATGGAAATCGACAGTAGATGTTGCGTTGGGCGCGCCAAAGGTTGTAACTAGACCTGCTTCATTTGAAATGAGTGTAGGTGTATTTACTGGACCCCAACGAAAGTTACCGACAAAGCCACCGGTCGAGGAAGATACTGCAGGCACTGTGCCAGACGCGTCGACTTCTCTAACGGTAATTGCCGGAGATTCTGAAAATGCCATTTTTCGTTCCTCTCGAAAATTAAATTATATGCGGGTTCATAAT